CTTCACCTTTCGGTAATAATCCTTTAGCTCTTAACTACACTCTACAAGAAGGGTATGCTGCTTCATTCTATGTAAATCGTACAATACAAGACGTAAACGGTGGGGCACCTGTAAACGATTTCATGCAGAACGTTGTTAACGATGCATCAACTCAGATTTCAGTATTAATCAACCCACATATTTCAAACAACTTAGGTTGGTTAGATTCATCCGGCAATGCTACAAAGTGTGCAAGAGTATTTACAACAGACTTAGCTAACTATATCCTAACTAACTTTAGTAACTTAGAAGGCTATGCAGCTGGTGATGCTCTATTCCCATTAGGTGTATATGCTCCTTCCTTAAACACTACAGCTAACAAACAAATCGGTGACGTAGCTGGTAAGTTAGAAACAGTAATAAACACTGTAGCTAATAAAGATCTTTATAACATCGATGTTATTTGCGATGCTGGTCTTTCAACTATTGCTGGTTACGCTGGCGTAAATGTAACAGGTATATTTGATGATACATTGTTTAACTCTACTATTACTAATAGTATTAGCGGTTTAACATTATCAAACGGTACATATCAACCAGATGCGGTTGTTCAGTATTGGTCACAAGTAACTAACCAGTTCGTTGAACTTGCTGGTAGTATTCGTAAGGATTGTATCTTTATATCTGACCCACTACGTGGTATATTTGTACAAGGTACAAACTTTAAGACTCTAAACAATAAGAGTCTTAACTTCTCGTCTAACATTTACTGGCCATTAAATAACCTTTATACGCCAATTAATACAAGTTATGCAGCTGCTTATGCAAACTGGGTATCAATAATCGATCAGTTTACAAATAACCCAGTCTGGATGCCATTCTCAGCATACGCTGCAGCAGCTTATACAAATAACGATGCAGTAGCTTATCCTTGGGGTGCACCTGCTGGTTTAACACGTGGTGCTATTACAGGTGTAACAGACATTGCGATTAACCCACAACAAAGCCAACGCGATCTGCTTTATAAAGCATCTATTAACCCTGTAGTAAACTTCCCAAATGAAGGTGTTTCTATATACGGTCAAAAGACGTTATTAGCAGTACCAAGTGCATTTGATCGTATTAACGTACGTCGTTTATTCTTATTCTTAGAAAAATCAGTATTAAATACTTCAAAGTATTTCGTATTTGAACCAAACACAACGTTTACACAAAACCGTTTAGTAAGCACTATTAAGCCAGTGTTTGAACTAGCTAAGAATACTCAAGGCATTTACGACTACTTAATCGTATGTAACTCAACTAACAATACACCAAGTGTTGTTGATGATAACTCGCTTGTTGTAGACATCTACATTAAGCCAGTACGTACAGCAGAGTTTATCTTAATAAACTTCTATTGCACTAAGACATCACAAGACTTCAACGAGTTACTACAATAACCTTAACATAAGTATTTAATATGTCACAAACAATACAAGACTTCTACAGAGTAGCACAGCAAAGAGATTTCGCAAGGGATTACATGCTTCGTGTTGTCTCTATCGGTAATAATACATTTAATGAAGATGACTTCGTGTATATTACTACTGCTACCTTACCTGACAGAGCTATTACAAATCAGAACGCTACATATATGGGGTTAAAGTTTAACTTCCCTGGCACAGTAACATATCCTGGCAGTGAAAAGTGGGATATTACTTTCCGTGCTGATAAAGCTGGTTTGATTCGTAATAAACTCGAAACATGGCAAAGAAGCTTAATATTCGATGATCAAACAAGTACAGGTGACTTGTCTGTAAGAGGTACAAATAGCGTTATTCAACTTAATCAGATTGATGATAAGCTAAATGTGCTTAATACATACACCCTTTACGGAGCTTACCTACAATCTTTAGGTGCTATCAAGTATGACATTACAGGTACTGGTAAAGTACAAGAGTTTACTGCAAGCTTAGCTTACCATTTCTGGACAGATTCAGTAGTAGGTACTTAATAGTTTAAAGTTATTATAAATGACCCGGCTGAAAAGTCGGGTTTTTTATTGTTTAAAGCTTAAGTATTAGTATGGCTGATTTACCTAGTATAACGGATTTTTACTCCCAAGCACAAAAGATTGGCTTCGGTAAAAAGTACAATTTTAAGGTAACTAGCATAGATTATATACCAAACGATCCAGGTGTAGGTTACGATAAAAATTACCTATTATATGTTGAATCGCTTAATATACCATCACGTAATATAGCTACAACCACAGTTCCGTACAAATCATTTGACTTTGTAGCACCAACAGTAGCAACGTTTCCTGATAAACAGAACTGGAAGATAAACTTCTTTTCTGATGATAAACTACTAATAAGAAAAATGTTTGAAGGTTGGAGCGAAGCTTTATACGATAATCAAACAAATAGCACTTATTATGATAAAGGATCTATTAGTACTAACGCTGCTTCTCGTACTAATGACGGTATTGGTTTTGGTTACTGCAATATAAAGCTACAAATAGTAAGCGAAACAGAAGAAGAAGCAGCATCTACATACACCTTATATGGTGCCTTCCCAACTCAAGTGGGTAGCATGGATTACAGTATATCCGACAATGGTAGCACAGTAGCTAAGTTGCCAGTTACAATAGCTTTTCAATATTTTGACGTAACTTAACTATAAGTATTAATATGCCTTCACAGCAAACATTAACTTCATTTTACAACTCTATACAAAAGTATGGGTTTACAAGAGATTTTCAGGCCAGGGTAGATAATCTTGTCATTAACGGCACACCATTCGATATATCTGGGGAAGATAGTTTGCTTTATATTAAAAATTTTTCATTACCTAGCATGAAGAAAGCTATAACCACAGTAAAGTACTTTGGTGTAGATGTACATTCAGTAGGTACTAGAGATTTCGGTAGTAGCAAAGATTGGGATGTTACTTTCTACTTGGATGGTAACTCTCAGTTTAAGTACTGGCTAGAAAGACGTTTAGTTGAAACATCTTCAAATAATATTTCTAACTCGTTAAACAGTATTGAATCATCTAACATAGCTACTCAACTAGCTAACTTTAACCCAATACCTAATGCAGAAGATAACTACGCATTAATATCTGTTTATGATGATCAACTAAACCCAGTTACTTCTTACGAAATAAACGGCTTGTTTATTATTGATATTCCTAGTGTGGGTTACAGCTTAGATGGTACAGGTAAGATACAAGAGATTAAAGTAAAGTTCGGTTATCAAAACTGGAACTATGCTACAGGTACTACACCAGAACTATTACCTGGTGATCAACAATAAAATAAATGGCTCTTAACGTAAAGAACAATAGTACGTTTCTACAAAATGTACTCTCTAACCCTGACTTTCATATACCAGTCGAGGCAAACTTTATTGTTTCTTTTTCTAACTTAAACGGCACTATTGGTACACCAGGTATATTAGACAACTTAAGTTACAACTATAACGGTGGTGCTAATGGTTCTCTCAATACTATACTTGATAAGATAAACATTGATAACCAGTACTGGACTACGTTAACAAATGATGACATATTTTTTGCTAATGGAGTAACACTACCTGGAGAATCAGTAAAAGCTTCTCGTGCTGGTTACTCTCATGCAGATACTTCATCCTTGGCAGGTGGGTTTCTTTCTGCTCCTGTTTTAAATGGTAGGTCTGATACAACTAACTTTGAGATAACATTTCTCGAAACAAACGTATCATTTGTGGATTACGTAATAAGGCCTTGGATTATAGCTGCTTCTCATTTCGGTTTATTTGCACGTAACGGTGGTACTCAAAACTTTAAGTCAGATGTAACTATAAACTTCTTGAACAAGACTTCTCCAGAAGCAGATCTAGACTTACGTAAAGTGTTTCAGTTTAGAGGTGCTGTACCTTTATCTGTTGAAGCAGCAAATATAGGTTATGGCAGTACTAAGAACACTGGAATGCGTAGTATTAGAACTACATGGACATATTCCACGTACGAAGTAATTTAATATAAATGCCATTCAAGTTAAATGCTTATCTGCCTAGCAAAAAGCTAGAAACGCAGATAAAAGAGCTTTATTACAAGCAGTATAGAGAGTTGGTTAAAAGTTTATATAACGTAGACAAAAAAGAAACCATACAACAATACAACTCTATACTGGAGGACTTATGTCCAGAGGTAGCAGGCAAGGATATAACATTTGAAGATAAGCTCTCCCTACTATTAACTGTAAGAAACTATTGTGTAAGTCCTGATTTGAGATTAAAATGTACGTTGCCAGATGGTGGCGGGTTTACTATTTCCATTCTCGTTGAAAGCTTGATAGAATCGGTAAAAAAGATCGATAAATCCGGTACTGTTGAGTATAACGATGTAACTGTAACTTACTCGTCTTATAAAATAAGAGATGAGTATGTTTTCCTTAGTAATAACAAAGATAAATTTGATATCTTAGCCTCGTACATAGATACTATTAAAATAGGAGAACAAAGCGTAGATTTTAAGGATTTAACGTTTAATGATAGGTTAAACATTGTTACAGAGTTGCCATTAGAACTAACTAATATGTTATACCAAAATATACAAGTATTAGAACAAAAATACGAAGCTTTGGATTTTATAACAGTAAAAAGCCCGGTAGACAATAGCGTTGTATTAAGGTTATCATGTAACATAACGGCAAGCACGTTACAACAAACAATATCTTTCCTGTTTACAGAAAACTTAAACAATGTGTACAAAGCGTTTTATAACATTGTGAGACATGCAGGGTTTAGTGCGGATTATGTAGACAGTATTACTCCAGTTGAACTACAAGTATATTGGATGTATTATATGCAAGATGTAGAGAAGGTTAATGCACAACAAGCAGAAAACAAGCAATCTACAGGCGGATTACCAGTTACTAATAACTCAGAGCTAGGCTTTTAAGATCTCCCGGTAAGTATTTTTATGGCTAATGTAAACGATTTTTTGGCAGCTCTTAATAGCTTATCAGAGAAAAACTCTGTAGAAGTATTCTTACCTGCTGTACAGAGAACGGTAAAGTTTAAACCTCTTAGTGCTAAACAGCAAAAGAGTTTTTATAACTGTATTAAAGATAATATTCTTTTTAATACAAAGTTTACTTTAACTTCTTATACTATTATTAAGGATAACTGCTTAGAACAAGAAGTAGTAGATAAACTAACCATAATAGACCGTGTCATTGTATTACTTGCATTACGTAAGGCATCTTTAGGTTCCAAGTTAAATGTAGCTGGTTACGATGTCGCACTCGATGATTGCTTACAGCAAGTAACTAACATTACAGTACCTACTAATAAGACTGTTACAATAGAAAACATACAGATTGAGATAGGGGTACCTTTAGCAGCAGAGCAATATTTAATGGAAAAGC